AGCCTGCCGTTGTCGCCCTGGCCGCCGCAGCCATACGCCCCGTATTGCTTGGCACGCTCGCCGGAATACTCGGTCAGGTCAACGGTCGGATACTTCTGGCGATAGACCACGCCAAACTCACGCAGAAATTTTGCGGCACCGAAGCCCGTTGCGCCGTCTGAAAAGCCTCCGTAAGGCTGGGCACCGTCCCCCGGCTTGCCGCGAGCCTCAACGCGAGCGCCGCCGTACAACGCTTCTGTCGCTGGCATCAGCGGCGGCTCTGGGAGTTTGCCCAGCGACCACGACACAGCTTCCGAAATGGCGACGGCGTGCATCGCGCCCCACGACACGCAGTCTCCTATTTGTTGCCGTCCCACGACGAAAGGCTTGCCGTACCGTGCTCGATGTGCGGCATCCAGTTGGCGATACAGAAAGACGTCAATGCCTTTGGCTTCCTTCATCGCCTCGGCACCCGCCTGGAAAAAGTATTTTTCGTCACCGAGCGTGGCGAGAAACTGGCGAGTCCCGACAGGATCGGGCGTGTAGCCAAACCGTGCGTCAATAGCGTCAGCCGTGCGGCGAGTGGCACGCTCGACGAGCACGCCCAATATCGCCATGACGATGACGAACGACACAGCGCCGACAGACCAGCGATCACTTCGTGACATCAGCGGCAGCCCTCGACAGGTCACGGAGTGCCGACACCCAAGCCGCCCGGCTCTCGGGCGTCACAGGCCCGCCAGAAGAGCCAACCGAGTCGTCAAGGAACTTGTGAACGGCGTCACGCACTTGCGGCTGGCGAGCACCGATACTCTCGCCACGGCATCTCATTTCACGGGCGGCAATGCGTAGCTCATCGAACGCCACGCCGGTCTTCAGCCGCTGGTCGTGCTGCCCGTCGTATTCAATGCACGACGCGAGTTCGCCGCACAGAGCCGACATCGTCGCGGCATCTTCAGCAGCAGTAGGCCCGATGAACTTGCCTCGCAGCGTGAACGCATCCGGCGGCACTGGCACCGGCTGCGGCGTCGGCGTACTCGAGCGACTCGGCATGAACGCAATCGCAGCAGCCACGACCAAGGCGAGCACTGCGACGTGCTTGCCGTCGATGGTCGGCATCTTCGCCGTAGCGATGAACGCCTTCACACGCTCGGTGATCTGCTGACCGGCGAGGACATACACGGCGAAAACCACGAGCAAGGCTGTGATCACGTTGACGACCTCACCATTGGGAGCATTGATTCGACGGCACCGCTCGCGAGAGCGAGCACAAACGCACGCAGAGCCGGTCGCAGGACTGCCCACGCCGGCCACGCCATGAGCGGCACGCAGCTGCTCGCCGTCGTGTCAAAGAGTGCAGCGACGGCAGCAATTGCGATGACCTTCTTCTCTGGACCGGATAGCGTCTTGACGCGGTCAAGCGTCTCCACGGCGAGTCGCAGCAGAGAGACCATCAACCGACCGAACTCCTGCCACGTCAGACCGTCAGCCGCCGTGCGCCGGGCGTCCGACAAGAACGACATGACTTTTGCGTCGAGCCCGGCGACGGCGGATGGATGGTCTGCTGCCATCCCGCCAGACTAGGCGGGTCGGGTGATCTTTTAGACCGGGTCTGACTCTCGGTGGAGAACCAAGGCAATCGCCGCATAACAAGCGATGTCCTTGAGCGTGTCTTCCACGCCGTCAAACTCGCACTTACCACGCCGGAAGTACGCCTTAAGTCTGTGCATCTTGTCGCTGATTCGCAGGATGCAGCCCGCCCACGCTGGCATGTTCACCACGTCGGAACTCTGCCGAATGTTTGACAGTGCGTCCTCGTCAACGCCGTAGTCAAGCGTCTTGCGTAGGTGCAGCGTCCGCAGTTCATCGAGCACGGCGAGGAACTCGCGAGAGCCGGGCCGGATGTCGTCCTGCTTGGCAAGGATGCTGTCACCCGTCCAGCGGATGTCGTCCGCAGATGCGTCCATCTCCTTCTGCCCTTGCAGAATCCAATCGACAGGTATCTGCTCCTCGGGCTCGGCTCTCTCGGCGGCGTACTTCTCAGCGCTGGCCTGTGCCATCACCTTCCACCGCTCTGATGCGTCGTCCGCCGGCTGGCACTTGCCACCGTCGCAGCAACCGCCAGCCAATCGAGTCTCTACAGCGGCTCGGAGTTGTGCGTTTGTGTTCTCGATGTCCGTGATGTGTCCTTGCATCTTTTTCCTTTCGATGAGAAGTCTGGCGACGTCTGCCGCCAGTGATCCTGCGGTGCCGGTCCATTGCCCCTGATAGCGATACGCTCGCTGACGTGCTTCGGCGATGTACTCGTCAGTCAATTCGTATGACATACGTCAAGCCCTCACGCCTGCGACGTGCATTGAGGACAGCCCACCAGCCGGGTCGTACAGAAACGTCTCCATCGCTTGCCGAGAGCCGATGAATCCGTTGACGCTGTGCCAATCGTCTGGCGGACAGAGAGCCGGTGCGGTCCTGACGATGACGCCGTCGAGCGTCTCAATCGGTCGCTGCCACTCCGCAGCCTGTGAGTGGAAGTGACCCGTGTGCCACTCACGGTATGGGCACTCGCTCCAGTAGCTTGACGCTTCCAGCGCCATGATCTGCGGCAGCTTCTTTTTTGCTCTATGCCCGTGGGCAAAGCCCAAAAGATTCCGCCCGTACATGACGTACTGCCGTCCTGTGAAATCCGGCTTGACTGCCACAGACTTTGAGCCTCGAAAGCGTTCCTGCATGATTCGCTGGAACGTCCACGACAGCACCTCGTCGTGGTTGCCGTTGACGATCACGACGTCGGTGGGCACCGTTTCGGCGGACTGATGCACCAGAGATAAGAGCGTGTCGCATCCGACTTGAATCATTTTCTGTAGCCGCCCGTCACGCTCCAGCGGTGTACCACTTGTGGTACTACCGTCCGGTCGGTCGTAGTGGAAGAGATCGCCAACGAAGGCAATCGTGCGTCTCGCTGGCTTGTGCGTGTCGCCGGTCGCCAACAACTGCGTACCCGTGTCGCCCACCAGGCGAGCGGCGATGTCGAGGTCGTAGTCATCGCCGCCGGTCGTCTTACCCCATGCGTACTTTCCAAAGTGCGGATCGGCAATGACGAGCACCTGCCACGGTGCATCACGCTTTGCTGCTTTGACAGGCTTGGGCAATGGCTTTCGGATGTCCTTGCGGGCGGCGTCAATCATCGCCTGCACCACCTCGCGAGTCGTCGGCCCGCCCTTTGGCTTAAGCCTGACGAACACCCGGTGCAGTTCGATGCTGCCACCGTCGCCGTCGCCGCATTCCCACTTCGTCGCCTCGCTGGCTGCAATCTCGAAGCGGCTCATGTCCGCCTCAATGTGCCGCAGCAAGTCCTCGACGGTCTTGATTCGCTTGGACGTTGACCGTGCCTCAAGCACGTCGCCTGACTGCGACTGCGTCACCTGCTCTGCGTCAGGGTTGGCGGCAGCAGCCTTGCCGACGCTGTCTTTGGCGATGTCCCGGGCGACATCTGCTCTCAGGCTTTTTCCAGCCATGCGATTACTCCCTGCAAGCCAACGTCAGAGATTCCACGGACACGCATGTTCTCAGCGAGTGCCCTAGCCAGCGTCTTCTTTCGCGTGCCGAGTTCGCCAGACTTCCATTCGGCTTTGATTGCGTCGAGTTCCTCTCGGTGCTCGGGTGCGAGCCGCTCATACCACGTTGCCGGCCCGTGGCGAGCGTCACTTACTGCCCTTCGCACCTCGTCGAGCAGACCGCCTCGGCTTTTCGTCTTCACGCTGTGCCTCCTTCCCTTGGAGATGAATCCAGCCGTCGTCGTCTGGGATGCCGCCGCCGACGCACTCCTCTTCCTCCTCGCTTTCAAACGGCGAGGCGTCCACAGGTGGCTGCGGGCTGGGCTTCGGCTGTGATTGTCGGCGTCCCATGCCACTAGGGTGGCAGGACTGTCAAGCGTTACGCCTGGCGTTGGCAATAGCCCGCCGCACGAGCAGCCGCCCGGCGATGTCGAGGAACGGCAGGCCGCGGGCCTCGGCCTGCTCGCGGAGCCAGCCGACGATGGTGTCGAGGTTGGCCTCGCACCACTCGACGCCCTGGCGGTCCATCTCGGCGGCCCGAGCGTTGCAGGAGCAGTCGGGGCTGGCGGTAATGCCGACGCGGGCCAAGAGGGCCTTGAGTTCAGTGCCGGGGCCGTGGGTGGGTGGTTCGACGCGCTGCGGCTTGTCAACAAAACCCACCGCAGGGCGGCACATCCGCGGCACGCCCGGCCACGGCGAATAAACACCGCAACTAGAACAAAAACCGGAATCGCCCGCAAACGTGCAATTCATTGGCTTTCCAAGATAATGCTGTAATATGCAGGCACATTCCCGGTTAGTGTGGGGCTGGACGTAATGTAGTTGTTTTCTACGTATGTGCTGCTATTGCTTCCAAGCAAAGACAGCAGAGCAATTCTGTCAATGCACACGGATGGGGGGCGACGTATCACATACCTATTTACACCAGATCCAGCGCTCGAATCAATCCACGTCGTCGCAGCGCTTAGGCCGTCGCACATTGCGGTCCTGGTAAACAAAACATTGTCATGCGGAGCACTGACTCGGTGGGTGTCCGATACATAAAAACCAGCCCGCATACACGGCGGAGCGGGCTCCGTAGATTCGCCTATGACCGCGGGTCCATCAGCAGCGTAAAAGAAAAACACCTGTGCGGTGAGCGAGACGCACGTCATAGTTAGATTTGGAACACTGACGCTCGGGCCTCCGAAATAATTATTAAACGTAAACGCCCGGGAACTGCCGCTAGCCACCCCAGGAACTCCGTCGTAGGCATATGCGAATCCACCATAATCCGCAATCGAGTCATCCCGCGAAAGCACAACGTCTACAGACCCAAAACCAGCGCTGCCGATGCCTTTAACAAAGTTCAAGATTATTGCGGCCTCAACATCGGCCGGGTAACCCAGAAGACTACCGTTGGGTGCAGGTGTTCCAAACTCCGGCCCGGTAACATACTTTATCCGCTCATCAACCAAATACGCCACTGTTGGTGTCGAGAGCTTAATTGACGATGGTTTTATGTCACAGCTACAACCACCGCAACACGGGCTACAGGTTCCTCCCAGCATTAGCCGCACTCCGCAGCAATGACAATCCACTCGCCTGCCACGTAGGCGATCGCACACGCTTTGGTGCCGCTGCCAGTGACGTTGGCGAAGTAGTTCTTCACGCCCTCATAGGTAACGCTAGACAGCGTGGCGTCGGTGACGGTCTTCGTGCTGCCTTTGTTCCACGGTGCGGTGAAAGTTCCGCGAATGACGCCCGCTTGAATCCGAATCAGCGCCCACGTTGAATCCTTCCACAGCACATGAGCGCCAGACGCCTTGCCGAGGTCCGCTGCCTTCAGCTGCACCACGCCACCCACCGCCACCTTGCCAATTTTCCCGCTTTCAATCGGCTCTACAGCCACGCACCACGCCATCGTGCTCGCACTCGGCGTGCCACCCGTCAGCACGGGCATCTCCTCGAAAGACGCTGTCGCACCACCTGACGACGACGTAGGCGTGATCGCCACGCCTGTGATGGCAAGCACGCCCCAGCGTGCCACGGTCACAGACGGCTTGCAGTGGACCCACGTGTAAGGCTTCAGCACCGGCGAGCCGGGCGTAACAGCCGTTCCGGTATTCGCTCCAAGCACGAGGTCGGCAGCGTCCTGCGCTCGGTTCCACGCCCGTGCCGAGATTGCACCGCGCAACGGCTGGCCCGGCTCTACTCGTCCGTCTGGGCGTGCCATCAGGTGTACCCTGTGCCGATGCCAAGCTGCGAGAAGTCAGCGCTTTTGTAGACTTGATTCACGTATACAGAGCGTGGCTTTTTCAGAAGCGAAAAGTCATTCTGGGAGTCCTCGTACTTCACCCACAGGTACTCGTGCCCCTTTTTAGCAATGCCGGTGATGTCTCCGACAGTTTCGTTGGTCAGATTCTTTGACGCCACGAAGCGATACGAGAGCGACCAAGGCCCGGAGCCTTTCTCGTTGTCCCACTCCTGCGATCCCGAGCATCCGACGAACAACACCTCACCAGCCTCGAACCCTCTGAAAGCTGCGTTGTTGGTCGTGCCAGTGAGCCCAGCCAACCCGCGCACGTAGGTTGCATTCACGTAGGCATTGGGCACGTCGTACTGCTCTTGCCACTGCAACTGCGGAACGACAATGTCAACGCCATTCACGCCGTTGCCATCAACGCCGATAGCCTTGAATTGATACGGCGCACCGCCAAAGCCACTCGGGTATCCTATTTCGGACTCAGCCTGCGTGATGTGCTGCGTCCCGCCAGTCGTGTCAAACGACCGTGCCCGCTTCATCGGGTCAGGCGTTGACGGCTCCGCACCCGTCTTCTCATAGTTGATCGTCACCTGCCAGGCGTTGTCGCCCAGAAAGGCGATTGAGTAGCTCTCAGCCCACAGCTGTGCGTCTGACACGCCGGGATACTGCCAGCCGTACCCGACACTGCTGATTTGCTGGTTGACGGCAGCGTGAACCTCGACGTCGTTGGCAGTGCCAAAGAGCTTGTAGCTCTTCGTCATCGTGGACGTAGCCTTTCGGCCACGACGAACAATCGTCGCCTGCCGTGATTCGCCGTCCTCAATCCAAACTAGATTTGACATTACGCCGCCACTGCCCCTTCGTCGCCGAAGTCGTCGGTGTTCTTCTTGATGTCCTTCAGAACATCAAGCTGCTGCTGGGCCAGCGACGCCCCGAAGCCCATGCCACTTAGATTGACGCTTGAGAAAGTGCCAGCTACTTCCGATTGCTTGCGGGCGGCTTCCATAGTCGCCATTCGAATTTGATCACTTTGGTCTGGCGGTGTAACTGTGACAGGCGTCTGTGAAACGCCAGACGTGGCGGTTGGCGTCAGCTTCTCAGCAGCAAGGTCAACAGACTCGCCGTACTTCTTCTCCTGCGCCGCCGTCAGCATTCCAGAAGTCTTCAGCGCAAAGAACTCGTCAGCCATTGTTCTTAGGTCGTCAAGGCTCTTGGCATCGCCGATTGATGCAATAAGGTCGTCGGCTTGCGATGTCAGGACGCGACGCAGCCCAGCCTTCGACGTAAGGGACGACAGGCGAGATTGCGAAGCCGTTGCCGCTGTGCGTGTTTTTTCTTGGAAAGCATTTGCTGCAACAGTCCGATTGCCTATTGTCTCTTTTCCTTGCGACTCCATCGCAATGACGTTCCGGTCTGTCTCAGCCTGAACCGCAGCGATTTGGTCGTTGCTGTAAGGAAGCCACCACATTGCCGTCTGCTTCATCTGGCTAAAAGCGTGCTCCCACGCCACAGCAATCCCAGTGCCCAGATCGGTGAATCCGTTTTGGAACTGTGCCGACCAACTCGCGAATTCAATCTGAAGGTCAGCCGTACCTCGAAGCCACGCCGCCTTGAGACCTTCCATTGCAATTTCCATCGCACCGCCGAGATCGCCGCCAGAAACGGCGTCGTAGATTCCCGTCATCGTCTCGGAGGCGATTGACTGCACCTCGCCAAACGTCGTCAGGAACGCTGCGCTCAGTTCGGGCGTCTGCACTACCAGTGCCGCAATACCTGTTGCCAACAGCCCCAGGGGGCTCAATACGGCACCGATGATGCCACCAACCATCGTGATCGCAGCACCAAGCCCGATTAGGGCCAGACCGCTGGCAATGACCAACGCCGTTGTCTTGGCGAGATCAACGACCATCTGCTGATTGTTCTTGACGAACACCGTAATGCTGTTTGCGAGGTCTTGGACGAACGCCAGAGCCGTTTGCAGACTCGGGGCCAAAGCAGACCCAATCTCAATGGCAGTATCGTTGACGGCAGACGTGGCAAGACGCATTGAGCCGCCGAGCCCTGCATCCATTGCCTTGGCTGTCTTTGCAGCAACGCCGTCAACGCTCTTGAGCCGGTCAGCAAGCTCCACAACGCCGCCAGCCGTCTGCGACAACACGTTGGCACTGGTGATGCCAAGCAAGCCGAACGCCTTAGCCATCTTGGCTGTGCGTTCTGCGACGGGCATGTCTTTGGTGGCATTGTTGATCTCGTCTAGGATCTGCACCAGCGGCTTCATCTGGCCTTCGGCGTCAACATTGGACACGCCAAACAGCCCTTGCAACTTCTCGCCCGCACCGGCAGAGATCACCGATAGTCGCCGTAACGCCGTGCCGGCCTCGCTACCTTGAATGCCGACGTTGCCAAGCACGCCAAGAATCGCCGTCGTGTCCTCAAGTGACACGCCGAGAGACTTCGCTACCGGGCCTGCGTACTTGAGCGACTCGCCAAGCCCTTCGACGCTGGTAAACGTCGCATTCGCCGTCTCAGTGAGCACGTCCGCAGCCTTGGCAGCGTCCATAGCCCCAAGACCAAACTGCCGCAGCGTCGCTGACATGATGCCAGCAGACTTTGTAGCGTCCGTGCCTGTCGCCCTGGACAGGTTCAGCACGGCTCCCGTCATGTCGTTGATCTCGGTCGGGCTGAAACCCGCCCTACCGAGTTCAGTCATTAAATTGGCGACTTCCGTGGCGGTGAACGATGTCGTTGCGCCAAGCTGCCTCGCACTTTCCGTAAGCATCGCCAAAGAAGCGGCACCGTCAGGCCCGAGAGCACCAGTTACGGCGGCAGTCGCACGGATTGCGTCATCAAAAGACACGAACTGCTTGACGGCAAGACCAAGCGGAACACCAACAGCGGCACCCATTGCCGCCATCTTCGTTCCTACGCTTGAAATAGAACGCCCCACGTTCTCGACGCTGCGGCTGATGCCGTCAAACGTCTTGAACATCGTTGACAGACCAGCACCGACGCCGAACGATCCGAGTTTCGCAAGTCGCCTGTCAACAGCCCCAGCCGTCGCAAAGAAAGATTTTGCGTCGGCTCCAATCTCAACGAACACGCCGCCCATCCGAATGCTGCCGGCTTTTGCCATTATCGTCTCCGGTAGCTAGGCGTGTTTGTTCCAGTTAGGCCCGAATAGCCTCTGCAAGTCTTCTGGCGTTGCTTGCCTCGGCTTTGGCTTCTTGGCGTATGGGTGAAACTTGGATGCGTCTGCTGGTGGCTTTGTGCTTGACTTGTTGATGTTGTAGTTCTGAGAAAGCAGGCTTGCCGTATGCCACCACGCAGCTTCTAGACGGGCGTTGCGAGCGGCAACAAGTTGTCGGAATGTCCACTTTCCTGGGTGGACTCCGAGTATTCCTGCGGCTTCCCAGATGGCATTCCAGATGGCGTCAGGGTCTCTCCAGTCAGCGCCATTTGCATCTGCGCCACCGCCTCTGCGATTACCGCCTCCATCCGCTGCTCGTGAGCCTCGGCTGTCAGCTTCGCCAGTGGACGGCGGCGTTGGGGGAAAAAATCAATTAGCTCCTCCTCAAGCGCCTTTCCTGCTGACTCCAAGGCATCCCCGCGCAGGCCGTCAAAGAAGTCATCTTTCGACAACTTCTTCTCCTCGATTTGCTTGCACAGAATCGCGTGAAGCGTTTCCGCGAGCACCGTGTATTGCGTTCGCAAGATGTGAAACGTCGCGGACACGTCCGCCACGTTCTCAATCTTGAAAGGTCTTTTCTCGCCGTCAACGTCAATCGTGACATTGTCACGCACTCGCATGACAGCGGAACACGTCAACGCGAGCCGCCACGGTCGCCCCTCATCATCCTTGAACTCACGCATCTGCTACCTCACAAGCCTCGGATCAGTCATCTTGCCTTCGAGCGTGACAGTTGCCACGCCATCAACCGGGTCGCTCTCACTGATTCCGGTCATCACGGCGAGGAACGAAAAACCAGCGGCACCGCCTTGCACCATGAACGTGCCGCCCGTGTGCATCTTCTGAAACGCCGTGCCGAGATCAGCGACGTCGTTGAGTTCGACGCTTACCGTGCATTCGTAGCCCGTGTTGTAGGTCGCTGCGTAGCGACTGCCATAAGGGTTGACCTCGATGGTGCGTGCCGACTCGGTCAGCGTCACGTTGCGAGCGCTGGCGATAAAGCCACCATCAAGAACGATGGAGCAATCTTTCCCCAGCGTGATCGACATTAGAACTCCCTAGCCGTCACGTTGTAGGTGACTGCTCCGTCGATGCCGATGTTTTCCGACACGCTCATGATCGAGAACGAGCCAGCGGTTCCAGCAGCGTTCAGCGAGGTGATAAGCCCGTCAGGATCGTGGCACTCGATTTCCCACGTCTTCGTGACGAAGCCAGCACGACTGACCGTGCGGCCAGGAGCACCGGCAGAGCCGCCGACGTTGGAGCGGTTTGAGATGTCAACCGTCTCGCATTCCTCGGTGAAGGTCGCCGAGATGATGCCTTCACCGAACGGAGGAGCGACTGATGCGTCTTTGCCAAGAGAGATAGGCATTGCAGAAAGTCCCTGTGTGAGTGGTTAGGCGCTGACCGTGCGAGAGCCGCTGACCGTGAAGGTGATAATGCCGTCGAGAGGCTGGGATTGAGAGATATTTGTGCAGACGTAGGTGGCGTTTCCGGTCTGCGTGCCGCCGACCGTGAACGTGCCGCCGATGGTGACGCCAGGAGCGTCAACGCACTCAAGCTCAATCGTCTGCTCGATGAGAGCCTTGCGGTATCGGCGGCTGGTGTCGCCGAACTTGGTGACGTCAACCTCGGAAGCAGAGTTCGTGACAGTGCAAGACCGGGCGTTGCTGACGCCCGTGATGGTCACGTCTTTGCCAAGCGTGATCTCAACTGAGCCAATTGGCATTTGATGCCCTCTCGTGTGCGAGTGCCAGCAGTGCGGCTGGTTCGCTCACGGTATGGGCAGCAAGGCGGAATCTAGACCGGGTATGCCTTACGAGCGAAAGCCCTTCTCTCGGAATACGCGGATTTTTCCTTGCCCGATCTTGTTTTTGAACTCGGCAGGGATTTTTGGAAGAGAAGCCTGCAAGCCAATCTCCATGTAGCCACGGCCACTGACGGTGCGATTGCCAACCCGGAACACCATGTCAGAAGGCACACTCGGCGGCTTGTTGCTGAAGATCCCGACATAAGCACCTCTGTATGTCGTTATGCGCTTTTTCTTGCCGCCAACGATGGCATGATAAAAGCTTGAACTTTGAAACTTCTTTGGCACGTCGTACCCAGCAAAACTCTTGACTGGCTCTTTTCCGTGCCTTACGTAGACGCCGACTTTGCCGCCGAATTCGTGCAGCTGATTCAGCCACGGTGCCTTGCTAGGCCCAATGACGACGGTGCCACGGCTCGCATCAAAATCAGCCTGTACGTCATTTCGCAGGAACGCCTTTGGCGACCATGAAGAGACCTTGTCTTCTCGTGGCACTTTTCGCACAAACGCCAACACGGCAGTGCCGTCCCTATCGCCAACGTGCCACCACCTTGGCTTTGAAAGCGGCTTGCGGCCCGTTCGCGTGCCGCCACCAACCATCAGTCGCTGCGTGTTGCGACGAACTTCTAGCGCGGCTTTTTGCAACGCAACAGCAGCGCCGGCCCCAACAACACGAGCGGCATGATCCACCCAGTTAAACTTTGTCTTCTGACGCTTCCCGGACTTGTCCATCCACGACAGACCAACGAAACCGGCTTTTGCCACAGGACAGCCTCCTAGACAGTCGGCAGCACGTTCGTCTCGAACACCCGATACGTCGCCGTTATCACCGCTCGCCAGACGTTTCGCTCCGTCAACGCATCGTCAGGATTCAAGTCGATGCTGACAGTCTGCGGGCTGGTGACGCCAGGCGGCCACGTCACCGCCGAGCCGAACGAGTGAGCACGCACGTAGAGCATGACGCTGTCAGCGAGATCAAGCATGCCATCGACTTCAGCGTCAGCCGTGACGTGCCGCCCAACGAACACCGTGACGGTGTAATCGACCTGCATCACCTGGCGGCTGATGCGTGTCACGTCGGCATTGCCGGGAACCACGAACACCCTCGGCACGCTCATGGCGTCTACGTCGATGTTTGCCCAGTTGCGTCGCTCGACAGTAGTGGACGCAATCGCCCACGTCACGGATTGCAGGCCCGTGGCGAGACTGTCTGCGATAGTGCGTAAGGCGCTACTCACTGCACGCCCTCCTCTAGCTGCTCAATCTCACGCCGCCTCTCCGTCGCCATGCGTACCACCGCGTGAGCCTCTGCCAGGGCTCGCGGCAGTACGCTCGCAGCACGCCACAGGCAATAGCTGCCGATGGTGGAGCAGACCAGGAGTTCGACAAGGTGTTTCATGCGCTCGTAAACGCTCCAGTCGGCACGGTGAGCGTCGAGCCCGTGTAACGCGCCACGCCCTTTGTGACGCGGAAGTCGTCGATGTAGCCCTGCCAGGTTTGGCTGCCGGCCTGACTGTTGCCGGTAGTGGCGCTGCCTGAACCAATCCGAGCGCCAATAGTAGAGATACCGCTGACGCTGTTTAATGCGCTGGATGAGGTGAACGATATAACTGACGTTCCGTTCACATACAGGCGAAACACGTTGCTCGCTCGGACAGCGGCGACGTGTTGCCACGTGTTTGTCGTGAACGTGCCGGCTGCCGCGAGGGTTGTATCCAGCCAGTCTCCTCCCGAGCCTTGCGTCAGAAAGTAGGCGCTCCCATCTGCTTGAGGGATGACTGTAACCTGAGCGTAAGACTCGCCAGTGTTGGTGATTGCAAATAGGTTGTTGTTCGCATTGAGCGCCGTTGCATACGCCCAGCATTCAATAGTCCAATCGCCAGTAGACAAATTAAACGCCGATGAATGAGGGACGGAAATGTAAGGCGCTGAGCCAAACGTGGTGCCGTTCAAGTACATGGACTTCCCGCCGAACTTGGACTGCGTCGTCGATTGCGTTGCGCCGAAATATGCGGTCACAGTCTTGGGGCTGAGGCTTGAATCGACAAACGAACTGCCTGTGCCGTCCATTGACAGCAGCAGACTGACTGAGGACAGGTAAGGGTCTACTGTCCACGCTGACAGCGGCGTGCGCTTCCACGTGTTCGCAGCCGTCGCAACATAGAAAAACCCGTTGGCGTTGTCGTAGGCGATCTGCCCTGCCTCGCCCGTCGCAGACGCAGACGCTGGCACGGACGACCACGTGAGGCCAGAGCCGCCGCTTGACACAAACTCCCACGCTGCGCCCGTCCACCGATAGGTGCGGTTGCCGTAAGTGTAGGTCTGGTTGGTCGTAGGAGACGCTGGGAACGAGATAGGCATCAGACAATCCCCCACTTTGACATCAGGTACGATTCGACAGCAGAGCGGTCTGCGTCTGAGAGTGCAGCGTTGTAGATGACGACCTCGCAAAGGTCACCAGAAAAATGCAGGGCTGGTGACGATGTAGACCCGATGTTGAGATCTGCCATTGCATTGCTAGTGCTGCGCGAGCCTGCTTCGGCGTTGTTGCTGGTAGCCGCACCTCCATTAGTTCGCAACGCAGAGCGCTGGCTTCCAGAGGCGGTTGGCTTCGAGATGGCGGTGACTAGCTTGTACGTGTTAGCTGTGAATCCAGTGACGTTACTAATCACAACGTCTTCTCCGCCAGCAATG